AATTCACCGCGTGGGCCACCGAGCGCTCCGGTAGGAGCCTGCGCTGGTGGCAGCGCCTCGTCGCCGTCCGGCTGCTCGAGGTCGACGACCAGGGCGCGCTGGTGTGGGAGACCGCTGTCCTCTCGACCGCACGGCAGGTCGGCAAGAGCTGGCTGCTGCGCGAGCTGTGCCTGTGGCGCATCCACCAGGCCGACCGGTTCGGCGAGACCCAGGACGTCCTGCACACCGGCAAGGACCTCGCCGTCTGCAAGGAGGTCCAGCGCCCGGCGCGGATCTGGGCGAAGGCCCGCCGCGACGCCTACCGCGTCCGGGAGGTCAACGGCCAGGAGGAGATCGAGCTCCTTGCGAACGGCTCCAGATGGATGCTCAGGGCCAAGGAGGCCGTCTACGGCTACAGCGTGTCGCTGGGCTGCGTCGACGAGGCGTGGCGCGTCCGGGCCAGCTCGGTGGATGAGGGGTTGACGCCGACGATGGCCGAGCGCGAGCAGCCCCAGCTGCTGCTGGTCTCCACCGCACACCGCAAGGCGACGGCGCTGATGCTCGGCCGCCGCCAGGTCGCACTGGCCGGCCTCGAGATCGGCGACGGCGACCTGCTCATCGAGTGGTCGGCACCGGAGGGAGTCGACCATGACGACCTGCGCGCCTGGCGCCAGGCGTCGCCGCACTGGTCGCCGCGGCGGGAGCGGCTGATCTCAAAGCGCCATGAGGCGATGCTCGCCGGCGACATCGAGGACCCCGAGGAGCCCGACCCCGTCGAGTCCTTCCGGGCGCAGTGGCTGAACCAGTGGCCGCGCAAGCTCGCCGAGCCGTCGGGGCCCACCGAACCGCTGCTGGCGGAGGGCGTGTGGGACAGCCTGCGCGACCCCGAGCTCGAGGCCGACGAGCACGCCGCGATCTGGATCGCCATCGAGGACGACTACGGCCTGGGCGCCGCCGTCGCCTGCGCCCAACGCCTCCCCGACGGCCGCATCGAACTGGACGGCTGGCTGCGCGGCGACTGGGACAGTGCGCTCGGCGACGTGCAATCCCTGGCCGGCGCCCGCGACGTGCGGCGGCTGATGGTCGGCGCCTCCCTCGTCGATCGCCTGCCGCCCGGGATGCCGTGCGAGCCCCGGGGCGCGCAGCACACCCGCACCGGCCTCGCTGTCCTGCGCGACCTCGCGATGACCGGGCAGGTCATCCACGACGCCGGCACCTCAGAGCTCGACGAGACGCTGGCGCTGGCGATGGTCCGCGAGGCGCCCACCGGGCTGCACCTGCTGGCCAAGGGCCCCACGCACCTGGTTCGCGCTGCGTGCTGGGCGCTGGCTGAGGCGCACCGCCGCGCCCCCGTCCCCGCAATCCACTAGTGACACTCCGGTAGCGGCTGTAACATCGGCGCAGGGTGGGCCTGTTCTCACGATCGATCCGGCCGCCGGACGACATCGTTCCCAACCCGAACGATCCCGCCGACAATCCGCCGGCGACCGTCGGCCCCCCGACCGCGACACCGGGCGACCCGCACGGCGTCACCATCGACGACAGCGCCACGCCCGCATCGCCGCCGCCCAGGGTGATGGCATCCGCGTGGTCGGGGTGGCCCGCGGACTGGTGGCCCCCCGCGTGGGGCGGGCACGCCCAGACGTTGACCGACACCGCCTGGTGCTGCCTGGACCTCAACGCCTCCGTCATGGCGACCATGCCGCCGTATCTCGTCGGCACGGCACCGTCGACAGACGCAGCGTGGCTGATCAACCCCGACCCCGACCTCTACACGTCGTGGGAGGAATTCGCCAAGCAACTCTTTTGGGACTACCAGCTCGGCGAGGCGTTCGTCGTCGCGACCGCGTCCTACGCCACCGGGTACCCCGCGAGGTTCCATGTCGTGTCGCCGTGGGCGGTCAACGTCGAGATGGACGCCGGCCACCGCCGCTATACCATCGGCCAGCTCGACGTCACCGACCGGATGCTGCACATCCGCTACCAGTCGTCGGCCGATGACGCGCACGGTCACGGCCCGCTCGAGGCCGGGGCTGCACGCCTCGTCGCCGACCAGGTCCTGATGCGCTACGCCTCCAGTTTCGCCGCCGCCGGCGGCGTCCCTTCATCGATCCTGCAGCACCCCGACCAGCTGTCTGCGGCGCAGGCCGGCGAGCTGCAGGCCCAATGGGTGCAGGCCCGCTCCAGCCGCATCGGCGAACCCGCCGTCCTCTCCGGCGGCGTCAGCTACCAGGCCATCCAGGTCAACCCCCGCGACATGGCCCTCGTCGAGCTCTCCCAGCTCACCGAGAGCCGCATCGCTGTCCTGTTGGGGGTGCCGCCGTTCCTCGTCGGCCTCCCCAGCGGCGGCGACCCGATGACCTACAGCAACGTCACGTCGCTGTTCGACTACCACTGGCGGGCAGGGCTGCGCCCCAAGGCCCAAGCCGTGATGGGCGCCCTGTCGCAGTGGCTGCTGCCACGCGGCAGCGGCGTGGAGGTCAACCGCGACGCCTACGTCGCACCCGACCCGCTGAGCCGCGCCCAGGTCGCGCAGATCTACCTGCAGAACGGTGTGCTGAGCATCGACGAGGTGCGGGCTATCGAACGATTCAGGGTCGCCGGCGCCGCCGGCGTCACGCTGCCGGAGGCAACGATCAATGAGTGAGCAGGCCCCCCGCACCGCGACCCTCATCCGCTCGATAGCCGAATACGGCGTCGACTACCCCAAGCGCACCATCGAGCTCGTCGTCATGCCCTACGACACCGAGACGCTCGTCGACCAGCCCTACGGGCGCATGGTCGTTGAGAGCGTCGCCGCCGGCGCATTCAACGGCATCCAGCGCCGCGTCGACCGCATCCGCGTCAACCGCGACCATGACCTCCAGCGCACCGTCGGGCGCACCATGGCGCTGCATCCCTCCCGCGACGAGGGCCTCGTCGCCGAGATACGGATTGCCAGGACGCCGCTCGGCGACGAAACGCTGTCGCTGGCCGACGACGGGTGCCTCGACGCATCCGCCGCCGTCCGGCCGCTCGACAACGGCATGGAATGGACCAGGGACCGATCCCGGGTGCGCCTCACGAAGCTGTGGCTCGAGCACATCGCGATGACCCCGGACCCGGCGTATGAGACCGCGAACGTGCTGGCGGTCCGCAACCGCATCGAGACTCCCGCACCGGCCGCGAGGCCGAACCTCGACCGGATCCGTGCGGAGATCCTGGCCGAGCGTTACGATTCGCTGAGTCGCTGATCTATCGCCCGTTGACGACCCACGTGGTGGGGCCGGGCGCGCAGGGGACGCGGCAACAACCGAGCTCGGGCTATCCGCCCACCGTTGTTGCACCTGGAGGACCCCCGCATCATGCGACAGACCGACCAGATGCTCGCCCGCTACACGGCGGAGATCGAGGATCGTCAGAACTTCATCGACGGGCTGGTGGAGGACGCCGAGAAGGGTCAGCGCGACCTCTCCGACCAGGAGATGGAGCTCATCACCCGCGCCCGCGATCGGCTGCAGTCCCTCACCGGCCAGATCACGCCGCTCAAGGAGGCCCGCCGCATCTCGGCCGAATCGGCCAACGAGGTCGCCGAGCTGCACCGCTTCATGAACGCGGCGAATAACGAGAAGCCGAAGGAGGTCACCTACCGCTCCGCCGGCCACTACGCCATGGACCTATGGCGCTCCGGCCTCGGCCACCAGGAGGCCCGCGACCGCATCGAGACCTTCAACCGCGTCGCCGCGCACCAGACCACCGGCGACAACCCGGGCCTGCTGCCCGAGCAGATCCTCGGGCCCGTCGTCAACTTCGTCGACGCCAACCGGCCGCTGATCGGTGCTCTCGGGCCGCGACAGCTTCCCTCCGGGTCCTGGTCGCGCCCCAAGGTCACCCAGCACACCGCCACCGCCGGGCAGACCGGGGAGAAGACCGAGCTGACCAGCCAGAAGATGACGATCTCGAAGCTGCCCGTGTCGGCCAGCACCTACGGCGGCTACGTCAACGTCTCGAGGCAGGACATCGACTGGACGCAGCCGGCGATCATGGACCTCGTCATCAACGACCTCGCCGGTCAGTACGCGCTCGACACCGAGAACCACGCGTGCACGAACCTGACGACGGCCGCGAGCACCGGGCCCACCTTGCCGACCGGCGCGCCGTCGGCCGATGACGTCACCGGGGCGCTGTGGGGCGCCGCGGCCACCGTCATCGCCGCGACCGCCGGGCAGGGCCGCATCATCGCGGTGGCGCCGCCCGAGCTGATGGGGTCGCTGGGGCCGCTGTTCCCGCCGATCAACCCGCAGAACGCGCAGTCGACGGGGTTCTCGACCGCGTCGCTGGCGTCCGGGCTTGCCGGGTCGGTGGCCGGCATCCCCGTCTACGTGTCCGGCGGGATGGCGGCCGACACCATCCTCGTCCTCTCGACCGCGGCGGCCGAGGTCTACGAGGACCGGATCGGCGCGCTGCAGGTCGTCGAGCCATCCGTCCTCGGCGTCCAGGTCGCCTACGCCGGGTACTTCGCTGCCCTGGCCGTCGAAGGGGCGGGCCTGTCGAAGATCGTCAAGACGCCATGACCGGCGAGCAGTTCGACGACCCGAACCGCCAGGCCGTAGGCGTCGACCCCGTCGCCGCGCCCGCCGAGAAGCCCAAGGAGAAGCCGAAGGCCAAGGAGGCCAAGGAGGAGAAGCCCAAGGCGAAGGCGAAGGAGAAGGAGGAGGGCTAGGTGGCCTACGCCACCATCGACGAGCTGGCCGCGGTCCTGCGCATCCGCGTCACCCCAGAGAACACGGACGCGCTGACCGCATGCGTCGACGCCGCCAGCGCCGAGATCGACCAGGCCATGGACCGCACCGACCCGGCCTCGTCGCTGCCCGTGGACGAGGCGCCCCTGGCCAACAGGGTGTGCCTCGTCCGCGGCGTGGAGTGGTGGAAGTCAAACGACGCGGCGTTCGGCGTCATCGGCTCCACCGACACCGGCGCGCTGCAGGCGCCGCGCAACACGTTCGCCCGGCACGCCGCCGAGCTGATCCCCCTCAAGCAGCAATGGGGGATCAGCTAGATGGCGGCCACCACCACCCTCACCCAGCTCTCCGACATCCGCGATCAGGCCGCCGCCGCTCTGGCACCCCAGGCACCGGATGACCCCGACGTTCTCGTCGACGTCGTCGACAGCCTCTACCCGCCGGTGCTGATGCTGCTGTGGGACGACCCGTGGCTCGAGCCGGGGTCCGGGGCCCCGTCGATGGGGCCGTGTATGTGGACCGCCCGGCTGCAGGTGCTGTGCGTCGCCGGCCGCCTGGAGCCCGGGCCGGGGATCCGCACCCTGGAGGAGCTCGTCGCCTACACCGTCGCCCGCCTGAAGGCCGACCTCTACCCGTGGCCCTTGGAGAACGTGACCGCGCCGCGGATCTTCGACATCGCCTCGATCGCGTACCTCGGTGCGCGTGTCAGCTACGCCGTCCCCATCACCGTCTAGGAGCACCGTTCATGCCCGAGCCCCTTCCGCTGATCCTCACCGACGCCAGCCTGAAGATCAACACCACCGAGCTGGCCTGCGTCACCAACCACCTCGAGCTGACGCCCGACACCAGCGTCACGACGCTCGACACGATGTGCGGGTCCAAGGACTACCCCGGCACCGTCAAATGGTCGCTGCTGGCCACGCTGTACCAGTCCTTCGACGCCGCCGCGACCGAAGAGGTCCTCTCCGACGTCCTGGATGCCTACCGCGCCGACGGCACCCTGCCGACGTTCGAGATCATGCCCTACAAGAGCCAGCCGGTGTCGGCGACCAACCCGTCGTGGACGGGCAGCCTGATCCCCAAGGACTACAGCCCGATCAACGGCGACGCCGGCGACGCCTCCACCGTCGAGCTCGAATGGTCGGTCGACGGGGCGCCGACCAAGTCGATCATCCCCGGCCCCTAGTGCCCGACCGGGCCGTCAACGTCGAGATCCGGGGCACCCGCGAGCTCAAACGCGGCGCCGGGCGCCTCGCGGGCAACATCGACACCGCCGCCCAGGCGGCGTTCAAAAGGACGGCCGATCAGGCCGGCACCCTGGTCCGCTCCCGGGTGCCTCACCTGACCGGCCGTCTGGCGGCCAGCGTCGAGACCGACGCCACCGATCACGGCGCGCTGGTCGGCATGGGCGCAGGCC